GATCTTGACGGCGTAAGGATTAATCTCGTATGCCATGATCAGGCACCCTTCTCATCAAGGTATTGGGCGTATAGGGCGGGGTTTTCGATTGCGGCTTGAGCGAATGCCTGCTCCACGGTGGCAGCAGTTCCGTTCTCGACAGCAGACTTCGCCATGGCAGACATCTGAGTGACTGCCGTTCCTCCGGTGTAAGCCGAAGACTTGCCGATCTCGGCGAAGATGTTAGCGGACTCGGCTTGCGCGTTCACCGAAGCGAGCGCATCAGTGAGAGCCTTAGCAAGGTCAGGGTTGGTATCGTTGAGCAGTCGCAGTGACTTGCCCACCGTCTCCGCATCGAGGGACAGGTTGTCCCATGCAGCGACCTGTTCGATAGCGACCTGATCGGCAGCATCATCACGAGCCTTGGTGAGAGCGGCTTCGGCTTCCACCTTCGCCGCGATTGCTTCATCAGCGGCCTTGCGTAGGTCGGTTACCATCTTGACGACAGCCTCATCAGCCGACTTCAGAATATCTTCATCAGTGGCTTCGGGTTCGGTAGCAACCTCAACGGTCTGTGTAGTTTCCAGTTCGGCGATCTTAGCCTCGGCCTTCGCCAGTGCGTCTAGCGCCTCTTCGAGGTGCTCCTCGGTTGTCTGCACCGATTCCTCCTGATTAGTCATGGTGGATTCGAGAACCTGCTGCACATCGTTAGCGTCAGCGGCTTTCATCACGAGCCACCCATCATGAAGATGAGCGGGGTAATCCACTCCGCTGGTCTCCTCAATATCGAGGTTGACCATCTTGCGGGTGCGCGATTGAGCCATGTCGCCTCCTTAACAGAAACGAGTCGTCATCCCGCTCCCATCCGGGGAGTAGGTGACGACCCGCAGGTCTCGAACAATTAGGAGCGTAGCATTCTTGACAGACACTAAGCCGGGGGTTGACCCCCGACACGCCGTTACGGATTCACCATCTCCTGCGGCCCGCCATTGAATACGATCTCGGGAAGGCGACGCACTCGACCCCGCGAAGCAGTCAACCGGACATCAACCTGCTCGGCAGGCCACGTCCGCATCATGGCGAGGAACGTAGGATCAGTGAGTTGAAGAATCCATGCCTGCACAATCGGTGGCACTTCGGGTAGATCCACGTTGACCGTCATCAGGAACTTGATGCTCCCGTATTGTCGGTGCCCAAATTTTTCGGATCGGTGGACATGATCCCCGGTGGTAGTTTCGGTTTCTTCTTCTTCGGGTTCATGATCGTATCGACATGGACCGCTTCAACTCCGGGATCAGATTTAGTGATCTTCTCCTCGGTGACTGGTCCGCCAGCGATCCACGCATCACAGGTCCGCTTCGATGCACATTTGAAATCGAATGCTTCACAGTAACCTAATGTTCCCGCATTGACGGTGCCCCACGCATCCGTAGCCGTATCACCCTCGGCTAATCCTGTTTCGATGCAGTCGATCATGGCTGGGGTGCGGATGAAAGCGGCGCATGATCCGCAGCGTGGTTTACGAGCCTCGACGATACTCATATCCCACATGTCTGCTTTGGCTTGCCAAAATTTTGCGTTGGGTGCTGCAGGATCTAACGGTCCATAGTGTGCGGTGTCGATGGCTTTCTGTCGATGCGCGAGGTTCACCCCGATATCGTGGGTGGCGATGGGGCATTTGTTGGCGGCTTTGGCGACATCTGCCGGATCGGGGTTGGGTAGGTCGACGTACACTCGTTGGGCTTTCCCGCCGATGCTGTAGCCGCGTAGTTCCCGATTCTTCACCATCTCCCATGCCCACGGTTCCCAGACGACTCCGAGGAATACGGTGTTTTGGGGGAAGGTGGTGTCGACGCTGCTGCCGTCTGATTTTTGCATGGGGACGGTGACGGGGTAGGGCCATGCCATCACTTCAACGAATTCGCCTGCGACTACTTCACGATCATGTTGTAGGCGGATCCGTCGGTCGCCTTTGCGGACGTACTCCCAGACCGCTTTCTGTAGTTCGTTGGCGTCGGTCCATTCGGCGTGTGCGTCGAGGCTGTCCGGGACGTACATTGGGCCGAGGGTGTAGCGTCGTTCGGTGTCGGCCTTCGAGACAAGTGTCATTTCTTGGCTCTCAGGCCGAGGGTGATCCGAGTCTGATTTTGCGATGGTGTTCTGGTTCCCGTATTTCTTCCTGTTTTCTTTCAGTTTAGCGAGAATTTCGGCTCCCCATTCACCGGCAAGATTGGGTGCAAACACTGCCTCCCAACTGGTTGCTCCGCCTTCAAACGGGATCACGTTGTTACCGTCGCTGACTAGATCGTCACGATTGTCTCGTGCCCATTGCTCGAAATCTATTTCCGTCATCTCGTTTCACCTCCTCTCTCTCCCACTTATAGTATACCAGTTGCATAACTAGGGCTGTTAGGTGGTCGGCTCGTCCGCTTTCGCTAGGAACGCTGACCAGCCCGTCGAATTATCGACACTCCATGCACTTCCGCGAGTAGCGCGAGCGATCAGTACCGGCTTACCCCCACCCGAAGTGTCATACACCTCAACGTCATCGAAAATCTTCGGCAATTTAGGAGCAACCCGTGACACTCCGACATGGCCTTCTCGCACGGCCCTCTCTTGCACATTGAAGCCGGTCTTCTTTCCCCGTTCGCCAGCACGCCGAACTGCCTCATTTGTTGGAACAGTTGCGTAACGTCCGATAACTCGATAACCGTCTTGACGCAAATTCTCAACTTTACGAGTCAACTTCTCTTCACTTGAATTGCCTAGCCCATCAATGACCATGCTCTGACGACGAGACGCTGCCAATCCTTGAGCCTGTTTAGCGATGTATGATGATTCTTCATGGGTGAAACCAGCCGCCACATCTGATCTTCCTTCATGAACCATCTGGATGTATTCAGGGGTAGCAAACTTCGCATGATCAGCGGCGATAGTGACCCGCTCATCACGAGGCTGAATACCAGAATTCGGATCTTTCTCCATCGTTGTCTTACCGGCGGCAGGGCCACCACCGAGGAACGTAGCAGTCGGATGTTCAACCGATGGAGGATTACCACGACCAGCAGGCGGAGGGCCACCAATCATCTGTTCGGAGATCTCACGATGTAGGGCTTGACGTTCAGCAGAAACCTGCCATCCACCCTTACCATCAGGCTCCATGTGATGCCACAACGACTGGGTGTTATTAATTTCTACGTTCTCGAAACCATCATGGATAATGATTGTTTCAGGTTTATCTGGGTATCGAGGATCAGGTTGCCCCGGACGTGGACTGTACACACCCGGTTCGGGTTGAGCGATACTCGCAGTGCGAGTCTTAAACTCTTCCAGAGTTTTCGGCGCACCTTCCTCACCACGACCAAACTCGATACCGGCAGCAACACCCTCACGTTGTTGATCTGATATGCCATTGGCACCAGCGCGACGGCCATGTACCTTCTGGCTCGGATGTCCGGGATGCTTAACTACCGGCTCCTGCTCACTGGCCTTTGTCGCTGTCGCGTAATCCATCACGTTAGTGCCGAACAGGGGCCGACGGATCGAACGCTTACGACCGGCGACTGCATCTAAATATCCAGCCGAATGCACCGCATGTTCAGCATGAGTCTGACGCTCCATATGACTTTGAGCGTTCGCATGACCCGCACGAGCCCGCGCCAGATGCCCCATATGTTCACGCACCTGCGGCTTGCCGCCTGCACTCATGTGCTGCTTGGCCCGGTCGTATCCTTCGTTGTAATGCAGTGCGGCTGATCGTTTGCCTAACGATCCACCGATACGTCGGGTCTCACCACGAGACATCGATCCGATGGCATGTCCACCGTGCGTGTACTGGTTGATGCCGGTCGGGTTAAACTTTTCGACGCGCTCGGTGGACTTGTAAGTGGCATCGGTGAGAGTAGCGAGAATCGACTCCCCATTTGCATCATCCAACGCTTGCCATGCCGAATCAGATAGCGAGGCACGTAACTGCCATGCCCATTTCTGGTGCGCGTCGATTCGTTCGGCAATGAAGTTAGCGATGCCCTGCTGATTCTCGGCGATGGCCGCGTCGAATGCTTCATTCAATTCTTCGATCAGGACCACGGTCGAGGCGAGCAGTTCGGGAACCAACTCTTCGGCTTCACCTTCGAGCACATCAGATTCTTCGATCTCAGACATGCCGAAGAAATCGCGCAGACGCCAGTTCGGGAAGCCGCCGAGTTTACGAATGTTTTCGGCTAACGGATCAATCGAGGAGTAGGTGTCGGTATAGATTTCCTCGAACAGGATGTGATACTGCGTAAAGTTGGGGCCGGTCACATTCCAGTGGTAGCCGTGCGCTTGAAAGTAGAGGGTGACAACCCCGGATAGTAATTCGTTGAGAGTGTCGGCGAGATCTTCTGGTGGTTCGGTTTCAGATTCAACCTGATCATATTCATCTAAGGCTTCTTGCACGACCGGCGGATCGTCGACCTGCGCCTTATCGAAACGCATCGCGTAACCTTCAACCGAGAGCAGTGTCGTAACATCGGCATACTCTCCGACCTCGGCGGTGACCTCTTGGGCGACGGGCTCGGGCATGTCGCTGGTGATCTCGGCCACGGGAACAGCGAAAGTTTTCTCTACTTCGATGACCAGTTTCGACCAGCCATCATCGGTATGTCCATGAGTCATGCCACGTCGCAGCATCTCGGCGGTGACCAGATGATGCGCCATTACCGTCGCCGATGAGTAGTCGGTTGACTTATCTAGACGGTGGTGCGTTTCGACTAGATCCACATCGTCGAGATCGACGAGGGTTGCCGACACGGCTTCACTCATGGGGGACTCCTCGCAGTCTTAGAACCTGCTCAGAATACAGGATTGCTACACACACCCCGGTTAGGCTCGCTACAGATCATCTGGTTCTGGTTCATCATAGGTGGCATCGGGGATGCTCGTGAACGGGATGTCGATTAGTTCGACGGTGTTGAAGAAATCGTCGAGTGCAGCATCGCCTACGGCTATATTGAAATCTACAGGTTCAGACATTACTCCCACCCCGGTTGCATCCAGTCAGCAAAAACTATCGGATTGATGTATGTTCCCAATGCTACCGCAGGTGTGTTTCCTAATTGTTTCGCGACTTTCTCCCCGATTGCTTTCCTTTTCTCCCGGAACTCTTTACGGGTCTTCGGTTTGCGAGTTCCCTTCGACGCTAAGGCGACAGAGTTTGCCATGTGAGTACGCAAATCATGATTCTTCGCGTGAGGCAAACCTGTAGCGTCTCGCAAATATTTCATCGTCGAATTGTTGTTAACCGAATCAGGGAAAATCCTGTCATTACCCTTCTTATCCCCCTTTTGTTTTGTGATTGCAGCGGCCAACACGGGATCTTTGATCAACAGTTTCTGTCTGACACCATCTTTGCCGACGAAATCTAAGGTCACAGAACCCGATGGATTGACCGTTACATGCTTGGCCCGAAGCGTTGTTGCGCCGTAAGTAGCATCTCGAACTAACCGGCCACGAACAGCCGATTCATCTCCAACTCGACATCCGGTATGTCGCATGATGCCCACGGCAATCGCATCAGGATTCATGCGATCCGGGTGCAAATCACGAGCAAGCGCAGAATCCAATTTTGGCATTGCTTCATTCATCTCTTTGACTCGTGCAAACTTGATCGCCGATTGAGAATCCACATGCGACGCTGAATACACATAATGCGTTTTACCTTTAGCGTCGACACCTTTGACGACGAGCCCCGACGTTGAATCGGTAGGGACATGGGCTTCGACCCAATGCGTTGGCACCTTATAGCCGTGCTCGCTTTGAATGCGTGCAATATCATCTGCGCTGGCTGGTCGTGTTGATCCCGCTCCGCCGGGAACATTGGCAATGCTACGTCCTCGGCCATGTGTTTTTTGATCGTGACGTTCATGCTTGATTACGATCACTGATTTGGTGGTGGGGGTGACGGACTCCCAGTAGCCTCGGGCTGCAATAGCGGCAACGTATTGGGAGGGGAAGGCGCGACCCTTGGGGTCGACGACATGTCCGGTGTCGAGCCCGTCGGCTACTCCGTCGTAAATGAGTAGCCAGCCCCCTTGTCGGGTGGCGATGATATCTCCCGGATTCATAGTCTTATCCTACCCTAGTTTATTCGTGGAAGATGACAGGGATACCATGTCGAGCAGCCCCGTCCCGCAAGTTCCTCACCGTCGACGACGAGAAATCACTTTCTCCACCATCAACATGAATCTCAGCCACATCAGCCATCGACACCCCATGATGAATCTGAGCCTCGAAGTATTCTCGGGAATGAAACGATGTGATCGTCGGGAAAGACTGCACAACCTCAGCATTATGCATTGTCCCATAACGAATCGCGCACGCATCGTGTGCTTGACGAGCCGTGATCGTCCCATTCATCGGTACGGGTGTTGCTCGGGTACTCAACGAATCACCAACAGTCATCGTGGTACGTTCCCGAGCATGAGGTTTCAACACGAACCGTACTTCACCATATTGCCCAACACCAGCAGTTGTATGGTCAGCGTTCAATGAGACGAATCCGTAGATAGGCCGCCGATCAACCGCCATGCTCGGATGCGTATCGAACATGGCAGTCTCTTGCACCGAACGAACCTGCTCATCGAGATAGCCACGCGATGAACCAGTCTCAAATTGAGATTTGAAACGACCATCCTCTAATGCTCCAATCGATGCATCCATCGGAGCCGCGACACATACAGTACCGTTCTGTCTCACGAAATTGACACCGGAGAGAGTGTCTGCTTTCTGTTGATCAGTCTGCGTATCCCAATGCTTATTCTGATCAATAGCGTTGTACGCTCGACCTTGCACCGCCATCGACCAGTAGTCGGAATCATTACCACGCAACCCTGCAGTGTAAGCATTCGCTGAGGCCGCAAGTTGCAATCCCATTTCTGTACGTTGATCAGGGTTCGCCACATAGGCATCAAACTTTTCTTGCATATTCGGTGAATAATCCAATCCCATCGGATCGCCAGAATCTTGCGCTGCAGCGACCCGCTCCTTCACCGAACCAGCCGCAGCCCCACCACCCGTACCGCCCGTACCGAACCGGCCCTTACTATCATGATGCGGATTAAACTTCACCACCACCGACTTGTTTGCAGCACGAGAATTTTGCGTCTCTCCCATGCCCAAACTTTCAACATTATGCTCATTAGCCCATTGATGCAGAATCTTCAAACCCTGATCACGGGTCGCATCTAAACGGAACACAGGAATGTCGGCGGCACGAGAATCACCCGCCAAATGCAACGCGACTACAGCAGCCCACCGATGATGACCATCCAACACGTAACCATCGGAGGAGATGATGATCCGGGCCTTATCCGTTTGAGGTGGGCCAGTGCGATCAGATGCTTCCATAATTTGACCAGATAGTTTGCCACTGATCTCGGCCTGCACAATGTTCAACGACAATGGGTCAACGGATTCCCTTGTCACCCGATAACCATCACGAGCCATCGAATCAACGAATTCAGGTTTCATTTTCGATGGCACTTGCGGCATCCCACTGCGAGGAACACCAATGTTCGGGGCATCAAAAATTTTGCCTTCATGCCCGATCACTGTCACATTCGTCAGGTCAGGTTGTCCGTCACGAGCCGATAGATGAGTGAGTAAAGTTTTCACGTCGGCTGGTTCGATGGTGACGGGCTTACCGGCCATCACATCATCGGCGATACCGGCCATCCGAGTTCCGGCTCGACGACCGTGTGTCTTCTGATCATGATGACCATGCTTACCTACGGGGAAGAAGACGACTGCTGATCCGCTGCGAGCACCGTCCATTGTTCGGTGGCCCACTGCAGGATCTCGTCGTATGACATTTGAGTCAACGGTTTCGGCGTCACTGAAACCTTCAATGGTTCGTTTACTGACTTCTCCACCCGTTCCTCCAGTCGCGATCTCATCAAAATTGGCTACATCCCATACGCTGATCTGGTTGCGTCGTCTACCTAGTCTAACAGCCTGTTCCCTGTCCACGATCATGTCGGTCACATCGAGATGCACCTTCTGTTCGGCGAAGGGTAGATCTCGCATTTTCCCATCTGGGCCTTGCTCCTGTTTCTGATGCCAGACACCAAGATAGGCACGACCTGAACCGAGTTCGGAACGATTATTGTTGAGATGATCGGCGAGGATACGTGGTCCCTGTACTGGATCATAGAAATCTTGGGCACTTACGACTGTACCGAATTTTGTTGAATTGCGGGCGACCATGTAACCCGATGGTGGTTCAGAGCCGTCGGTCATTTTGATTGATAGGCCACCGTTTTCGCGGACCATCTCCATTGTTTTTGATGCCACGGCGGGGTTGACTGTTGTGGCATGTCGGCGTCCATGTACCTTCTGATCAGGATGACCGGGATGCTTGAGCATCGGGGTGCGGACCACCACGGATTTGGTGACGGTCTGTCCGAGCACGATGTCGTGCGGATCTTTCAACACTTGAACCCAACCATCAGCAGTTTTCACTTCGATCCCTGTCACCCGCATATGTGTACCGGGTGGGATGGTGTGTTCATCTTCATCATGAATCGTTGACCGACCTGCAGCGAAACGTGGACCGGAATAGGTGGCATGAACGATGACGGGCACATGAGTTCCACCCGCACGAGCCCCGGCACCGATTTCTGCAATCCCACGAGATGAACCTGTCCAGTGTTGTCCACCGCCACGGTTCACAAATTCGTCGAGGAGGATTTTTCCCGCTGCGAAGTGTTGATCGATCTCGCTCTCTGATTGTGGTGGTTGCAGTAGGCGATGTACCTCGTCGGCTTTGCCCGCCGGTAGGTTCATCGCCACGCCACGCATCACGGCATGAGTTTCCCCGCTGCCACCCGTACCGCCAGATCCGAACCTGCCACGAGCATCATGATTGGGGTTGAACTTGACAACGACGCTCATGATGCTACGTCCGCTGATGTCGACCCTAACTCGGCCACAACCGCATCCAGATTCTGTGACGGTAACCCTGTCAATCCCCGCGATGGTGGGACGAGGGCTGCCGTGCAACGACAATGCGGATGAGCCGGTGGCATCATCAAACCGTTACTAAACGGTTGATCTATCCGCACCATCTCATTACGCATCGGACGACAGCGATCACACACGCCACGTTTAGCATCTTTCAACCCGGCCAAGGTTGCTGAGGTTGACCAGCGTTTCATCGAGGTTGGATCGACGTACCCCTGATTGGCTCCCTGTGACCATGACATTTGTCGTCCCATGTTGGAGGCGGTCATGATTTCGGTGCGAGCGATCATCGTGGCTCGGGCCCGGATCAGTTTGAGTCGGTAGCGTTCGGTGGCGGCTTGTGATTGAGCCAACGCTTGAGCATGAGGGATCCCGGCGTTGCGGAGTCGATTGTATTCGGTGGTCGCGAAACGGTTCACCGCTAAGGCCCAGCGTGGATGCAGACCGATGATGTTGCGGAGCCGGGTCGCGGTGTCGACTCCGGTGATCTGTTCCTTGAACGATTCAAATATGATTCGTTTGATTGATTCCTCGGTGGACTGGTCGATGCTGGTGACCAGTTGTGCGGCTCGCATCTGTGCCCACCGCATCGCATTCGGTTCGGTCTGATCGAAACGAAACGGTACGCTCGGTTGTCCGGTGATCGTATTATCTGTGCCCCATGAGAATGTTGAGGCGATCACGTTACGGATGGCTGACGCTTCCGCTGCACCAGATTGTGACAGTACATCATGTAGCAGGTTTTCTAGATCACTCCACACCCCGGTAGCGGCGAACTTCAACCCGGTTACCATCCGGTTGATCGCATCGGAATCCCGATTCGTGATCGCTACAGCAATCGCATCCCAGTCAACTGCTTTGCCCGTGTTCCGCATCAAGCGGGCTAGGACATTGGCGAGTTCCTGTTCAACGGCGTCGAGTGCTTTGATCCGAGGGATTTTCCCTTTGATGACAAGACCCATAGGTCACTTCGCGGGCTTCGCTGGAGGCTGTCCCTTATCCGGTGGTGGTGGTGTCGAGTCCGGGCTCGTGTCCTGCGGGTTCGCATCTTGTGCGCTGCCCTGCGTATCGGGGGTCGGGGGTTGGAGGGCTTGAGCCGGATCCACTGCCCCGGTCGTGTCGGCATTATGTTCTGCCGGGGGGAGACCGGCAATGTTTCGCATGTAATCTTCGAGGTTCGGATCTGAGGCGATCACCCCGGCGCTGCTCATCTTCGATACGAAGTCACTGATCTCACCCAGATCCACATGAGACACTTCACCATAGGTGAGCCGTGGTGGGCGGGATGAGTCCATCCCGTTCAATCGGAGCAGGCGTGGGATCGCATGCTGATTGATGACTTCGGCAATGGATTTAGCAATCGCATCTACGGCCATCGACCAGAGATCCATTTTCGCGGTGCCGAGCGCGAAGGATCCGACTCGTTCATGTCCGAGGAGAATGAAATCGGAGAGCACTGACATGGCGATGCGTTGATCGTATCGGGACACGATCTTGTCGGTGTCGAATTGTCGAGCCCCACCAGCAGACAGCAGCACGAGGTCGAACAGTTTATGTCCGTTGTCATCGTATTGGGTGGGGAAGACTAGACCTTCCTGCTCGTTGCGTTTGACGTTTTGCACGATCTGTTCGATGGCGGCGAGGACGGCACGTTGCTCATCGGTGGCGGTGCTGGACAAGTATTCCGGTGGCACGTAGGCGATGGGTAGGCCCGCGAGATCGCGTTCGATACCGATGGCTTCGATCTCTTCGATGCGACGTTTGAACCACCACGGGCGGTAAGCGTTGCGGAGCAGGGAACGACCCTCGGGATTGTTTTTCTGTGAATGGGTACGGAACAGGAGGGCTTTCTCGATGGGGATGGTGTGGCGTCCCCCGGTGGCTGGATCCTGCTGTTCGAGGGCTCGGATGCCACCGTCGTCGCTGAACACCCACCAGACGAGGGTGTCCTGTGATCGGGTGGGCCATTTACGCCACCCAATCTTGCCGTCGGTGTATTTGCTGCGTTTAGTGGGATCGTCCTGTTCGGGGCCGACTCGTTTCTTGTAAACGATCTCGTGATATGCCCATCCGTAGGTGAGCATCGACAGGATGCTGGAGAGGGTCACATCCCATGAGTCGGACATGTCGTTTAGGCAGGATTCGACGAAATCGGCGGTCTCGGCATCGGGATCTTTCGGGTCGCCTTCTTCGCCGGGATCAACGAACGGGTCGACGCGCCATTCGAGGCGGGTGATGACTTTCTCCATCGCGAACAGGATCGAGCCGACGACCGGATCATTGTCGGCCATGTCCCGGTAGACGCGGACACCACGAATTCCGCGCAGGTTGTTGAGGAACTCTTCAAATACAGTTCCGCCTGCGCGACGTAAACCTGTCGAACCAATTTCAGTTAGATCCGGGCGTGGTGCCATGCGCTGCCCCTCAGTTGATGGTGTTCACCGATTCTAGTGCTACATGTGCGACTAACCGGGGTCAGACTCGCTTAGAATGGTGGGGCATCTAGTGTTGATTCAGTGGTCCACGGGTCTTGGGTGGGCGCAACCGTACCGTTACTGGGACGGTTTTGGCGGGTGACGGTGACGGGGGCTTTCTTCAGGTCGTAGCCGATATGCCATGCGTTGATCTCCATCTTGCCTCCCTTGGATCCGTCCTTATTTTCCCATGCTCGCCATTCGGCGATACCGAAGGCGATCATGGGGTCGCCCTTGCGGAGGGATTCGGCGATGTTTTCGCCGAGGCTGTCCCATGCTTTGACGGTCCAGTAGGTGGGGGTGCCGTTGTCCCATGTGCCGTCATCGTTGCGTTTTGATTTGGAGGTGGCGATGACGATTTCGCAGACGGCTTTGCCTTGGGCGGTGAAGCGTAGTTCGGGGTCGGCGGCGAGGTTACCAATCACGGTCATGCTCTGGCTCATTCTGGTTCTCTTTCTCTTGGGCTCGTTTGGCTCGTAAGCGTAATGCTCCGGGTGTGGGCGTGGTCAACGTCAACCAGATTGGTATCACGTTGATACCGCGCTGTTTTCTGATTCTCCTCCGATCATTCTCGGTGGTGCCTCCCCAAATCCCGAGCACGTTAACCGATAACGCATAGTCGAGGCAGGGTTCCTTATAGTGGCATTGATTGCAGATCAGGATTGCTTGACGGTTTTCTGCGCTCCATGATTCGGGGAACCATGCCTCAGGATCTGAGGAGGCGCATAATTGTGAGCCGTCCATGACCGGCGGTCGACTCATTGATCAACCGGCCCGGAGTGTCCGCTCATAGGATAACGCTATGCCATCCGGTTCAACTGGGGGTTTATTTTGTTCGGCGTGTCACAGGTAATCATCCACCGTGTCGAGGAGATCGTCGAGGATCGGCGCGGCCACCACGGGTTGCGCTTCCCGGATCGCTGCACACAACAGGGTCAACTCCTCATGAGTGAGGACGAGGGTGATGACCTGATCAGCGAGCCATCGATAGGCGTGGGCGATGTCAAGTTCCATGCCGCTGCTCACTGGGCGATGTGATGCGTTCATGTCTGATCTGGTCGATGGTGCCGTACCGTTCGACCACGAGTTGATGGATCTGTTCGCTTGACTTTTCTAGATCACGAATATGTAACGGGTAGCGTTCACCGCGTGCGGGTTCACTCATCGTCATGATCGAGATCGTAATCGTGGTTTGGTCGTAGCACGTCACTATCCAACACCCATGACAGGAGCCCGGAGTGACGCCACGGCGGATTGGTCTGGTCGACACTGACGTAGGTCCAGTATTCACCATTGACATCGAGCCATTCCGATACTGAGATCCAGCCGGTGCAGATCGCACCCTCGGGGAATGAGCCTTTGCTCATGGCGTGCAGGGTTTCTTCCATGCGTGCGCCGAGGGGGATCTCCTCCTCGGTGGGAGTACCGTCTTGCTCGGACATACGTTTAGGGTAGGAGCATTTGGGGACGCTCATGGTTGGGCTGTTGATCAGGTCGCGTGTTGGCAGGCTTGGCTTGCTTGGGCGCACAGTTTGGTCATGATCAGGTTACCGATGGTGGCAGCGATTTCGGCGTCGATGTAGAACCCGTCGGCTTCGGGTCCGTCTTCGGTTTGGGTGATGTCGAGGATGAGGAACTCTCCGGTGATCAGGTCAGCGATGAGTGCGTCGAGGGTTTTCATGGGCGGCTCCTGTTCGAGTTGGCGATGAGGATGGCTTGGCAGATGGGGCTGCAGGCGGCGGTGGGTTGGGGGACGAGCATCCAGATGGGGGTGGTGGTGAAGTGATGACAGCATCGACAGCGAATCATGTTGCCTCAGTCTCATGCACGGTCATCACGTCATCCAGCGGATGCTTCTCGCATGACCACATAAGCGTGCGTTGCGCTCCGCCGGGGCTGTAAACCATGACGCTCTTCGTCTGGTGAAACGACTGGGATTCACATGCCTTGCACCAGCGCACGTCCCATTTGACTACTTGATCGCTCATGTCGTTACCTCGGGGAATAGGGTGTCGATGATGGTTTCGGCATCATCCCAGATCGGGTTACGGACCTTGACCCCTTCGTCATCCCAGACGATTTCTTCCACCGATGAGGTGTCGCTCATGTCCCCGTATGAACCGAACTTGAATCGCACCTTGCGTTCGATGTCGATGCGGGTTGGGGTTTTCGTTTTGCTTCGCTCTTGCTCGAACTCAAACCATTCGGCGGCGGCTTCGACCAGATCCTGACGGTTGACGAAGAAGGCGATCTGAATTTTGGCTAGACGTTCACCGTTCGATTTGGATCGCCATTGAAATTTGAGGCTCATCGTGACCATGCTCCCTTCGCTGTTTGTGCCGGGTCGAGACCGAATTCGATTGCGGCATCGGCCAGTAGCCATGCGAGTTCTTCGGTGCAGGAGAAACAGTTTTTGCCTTCGGTGGCGGGGGCTTCATTGCATGTGGCGCAAGTCATGGTTGGCTCCTAATCCCATTTCTTGATCGGTGGTGGGGTTGATCCTTCCGGGGCTGCTACCCCGTCTTGGGCTAAGGCTTGGGCGAGGCAGGATGCACAGGCGAGGGGGCCGGGTGAATCTTGGCAGGGTGGGGTGGCGAGGATGATGGCCTTGAGGGCTCGGTAGTTTTGTTCGGGGGTCATGGTTGGCTCCTATTTGGTGGCGATGAGGATTTCGGGGATCAGTGCCGTTTCGATGATCGTGTTGGCTTTGGCGAGGTTGCTTTGGATGGTGCTGGCTTGAGCGATTAGTGAGCCGCTGCTTCCGAAGTTTCCGTAGCGTCCGAGGGCGGTCCAGATCCTTTTGATGTCGGGGCTGTCCAGATCTCGTTGCAGTTTGGTGGCTTCGTCGATCAGGATTTGCAGTTCGCGTTGGGCTCGGGTGATCGATTGGTTGGCGCGGACAGCGATTTGTGCGGCGAAGTCTTCGTTGGTGGTTTGTTCCTGCAGGGCGGTGAACAGGATTCTGGCATCCATTCCGGGCTCCTTCCGTCGGGGGTGGCTCCCCCTCCTACAATCAGTGTATCAGACTACGGTTGTATTGTCACATTCGGTCCATGACACCGGCCCACACCCATCACACTCAATCCGACGCTCCAACCGTCGACTCGACCAGCAGATCGCCGTCCACAATGCTCGCCCATCACACTCAGGACACCGGGACAACCATTGCACGACCTCGGGAGGATGCACCGTTGTCTGCTGCCACCCCCGAATCAAATCCCGATAGGCACCCGTCCACGACATCAACGTCGACGACCAGCCATCCGCAACCATCCGGCCATCTCATGGGCGGCAGAATTCCCGATCACGCATGCGCGTTGCGCGTGCCCATATTCGTCGACCCACGTCACCAGATACAGGCAGGTTGCCCGTGAACTACGTCGGCTCCAGCGTTTGACTCGGACTCGTGTAGCGATCATGGTGTGATCATTTCTCGGTGGTGAGCGACGGCGGCGGTCAGGGTGGGGAAGGTGGCGATCAGTTCCCATTGGCGACCTTGGGTGGTGTCGGGTCGGCGTAGCAGTTTCCATTGACGACCGCTGCGGGCGATCCAATATCCGTCGCGGCTGTAGTAGGCCGGGTTGCGTCGGGAGGTGGCGATGAAGTTTCCGGTATCACGACTCATGGTGTCACCTCACGAAAGTAGAGGGCCTTCAGGGCCGCAGGTAGACCCTTCATAAACTGTCGCGCACATTCGTTACCCAATGCAATAATCTGGTAGCCGTTGTGCCCAGCATTTGCGAGCGGACAGAACGTACCGTCAGCGGCCCACGCCGCCTCCCATCCAGCCCCGGTGTTCAGCGGGCGGGCACAGTGCTGGCACTGACGTTCTGCGCCGATACGCTTCGCGTGTTTAGTGTTCATATCCCACTGAGTGTGTGCGCCTAGCCCGCCAGATGGCACAATGTCGCTCTCGTGTATGTACGGTAAACCCGTGGTCGCATCTATCACCTCGCAGGCGGTCATGGTGTCACCGCCTGCTCGCGGGCCAGACGACGTAGAAGTCTAGCGTAGCCGTGGGCTTTGCCGTATCCGCGCAGGCTCACCTTATTGAACTGGCCTGCGCTGTCTATCCACGACACTTGATACATCGCACCGTATCGCCCTAATGCGGGGCCAACTTTGACTACCGATACCTTGCTCATTGGGTCACCTGCTTCCACCAGTCATTGAACTCGTTGACACGCTCCGGGGTCGGATTGCACCAGCAGCCCCGGCAGACCGCACCGATCAGGTGCTCAGGCCAGTGGCCCGTCTGATTCTTGACTTCTACGGCCCTGCAGTAGTCGCACTTGGTCATGCTGCCATCTCCTTGGGGAATTCGTAGGAGCGGAAGCAGGAGGCTTCGTAGGCTCGCTCCCCGATCTCGTCGCAGTAGACGCCGGTCAGTTCACCCTTGACCCACTGCTTGATGCCGCGCTTGAAGACTCGTCGCACGGTGTAGGTGTCGTTGGCGGCGAGGTCGATCTCGACGCTGTAGCCGGATCCGACGGGCAGGATCATGGTTCCGTCGACCAGTTGGGTTCGGCCTCCGCTGATGGCGAAGACGTTCATTCGGCCTATCTGGGCGAGTAGTGTTGAGGCCATCTCGCTGGTCATGTCGCGCTTGCTCATGTGGCTCCTTCCTCTCTCTATAATCAGTGTACCGTACCGGGGTTTGGTTATCCACCCCACATCTTGACCAGTTCCTCGGCGGTCACCATCCGTTGCCCCTCGGCGGTTTCGCTCCAGCAGGTCACACACAGTTTGCCGGGAAAGGCTTCGAGGGGCTCGATAGTGGTTTGACAGGTTTTGCACTTCATTTGATCACCTCCTCTCTCTACAATCAGTGTACTATACCCCGGTTGAGTAGTCTATTCGGCTGCCGCATTCAACGCCTCAACCGCCTCCTCCAGTTTGCTCAAGGCTTCCTCCAACGCATCCTTGGCCTCCTCCAACTGGTTGATCGCTTCCTGCGCCTGCTCGCCCCGCTCGCTGCTCTGCAGCCCCTCGGGCATATTGTCGAAGGCGTCCTGCTCCTCGTCGAGCACCGTCTCGATGTCCATCAGACAGTTGTCGAAGGTTTCGCGCTTCTCAAGGTCGGCGATGATTTCGGTGATCATCTTGCGTCGCTGCTTATTCATTTCGTCTCCTCATTCTGAACCTCGTCGGGTCGGTTGTCGACGCAGAAGGGACAGGCCCAGCCGGTCGGTAGTGGTTTACCCAGCACCTCGAAATCGGACTCCCCGCAGATGGTGCAGCGCAGGTAGCCGGTCAGGTCAGCGCAGGGTGGGCAGAGGGTGCGCCGGTCGGCGAGGGTGGGCCAGTTGCCATCCTTGGTCCAGCCGCAGTCTTCGCACCAGCGTTCGCCGTCGGCGGCTTTGCTGGCGGTGATCTTGTCCCACTGTTCATCGGTCATGTTGGCTCCTTCTCTCTCCACCTCAAGTGTACCCTACCGGGGTTGGTTAAGCAATCTTGCAGCAGTCAACACACCGCTCCAACCCCGGATTCGGAACCAGACAATCAGCCAACGAGGACCATGCCTGCGACCGGGTATCGCCATAGCCCCGCTGATAATGGGATTCATCTGCCGCGAACCACCAGCCGTCCGGGGCTTCGGCCTCAACCTCATACCCATTCCACCGATCACCGCCGTAGTCCACGACCTTAATCCCGAACGTCGTCGCGGCCTTGAGCACCGCAGCCTTCCCCGGTCGACGGGGCACCGGAGGTTTCTTCACCGGAGGCTTACGCGCTGCCTTCACCGCGTCGAGCCCCAACTGGTGGGGTTGGGGGACCACGGCTCGCACGGCGGGGATCCTGATGTTGGAGATCCGCACCCGATGTTCCTTGAAGGAGGCTCGCAATGCTGCAGCGGCCTGCGCTCCGAGTACGGTCTTGACGACGAACAGGTAGATCCCGGCATACTCGGGTCCATGTCCTGCCACGTTGGACGGGGTGAGGCAGTGAGCGACCTCGTGACAGATGACCCACGGGTTGCGGCCTCCTGCGGGCAGGCTGATCCGGCTCGACCCGTGGGCGAGGGCTTTGCCGCCGCGTTTGAGGGTGACCCGGATGTGTCGGGCTCCCCATCGGGATCGGATTGCTCGCTTGGCGAGGATCTTCGACACGTAGGCTTCGAGTTCGTGGTTGGGGATGGTTTGCTGCCAGAACTGGCCGTGGAGGGTGTTCCACGTTTCATTCTCGGCTCGGTATACCCGTTGCTTCTGGGTGTCTCTGACGGTGGTCATGCGTTCACCTTCTTCCGTTTGTCGGCGTAGTAACCCCGGCCTGCGGCGTCGATGGTTTTGGTGCGGCAGGGTTCGCACCATTTGGTGCGGGTGAATTGTTTGCGCCATGCATAGTGGCGGGGGCAGTCCCATTCTTGGTGCTGGGGGGAGGTGCAGGTTGATGTGGTCATCGTGGCTCCTTTCCTGACCAGAACTGAGTGTACCACACTGGGGGTGGATAACCTAATCGGGGGTGTCGAGTTGCATTACTAACCCCGGTGTGGTACTTTCTTAGTGGAGGGGAAATCCCCCCAGAGAGGAGGTGATCAAATGACCACAGTGCTCAAGCAAGCAGCCCCCTCAGTGATTTATGCCGAGGCAGCCGCTGCCGCCGAAGCCGCCTTCAAGGCAGCGCAACCCCAACCGATGATCGTCGGCTCATCCAAGTCGATCATCGGCCCCGGAGCCAACGAGATCGACTACGACAAGCCGGTCTGGGTTGTCAACGAGGGAGTGTGCGGATTCGCATGGGTGACCATTCGTCCCGCACGCGGCAAACTCGTGACGTGGCTCAAGTCCAAGAATAAGGGCCGCAAGGGCTACTACGGTGGATGGGAGTTGTCCTCGTGGGAGTTCGGTAACGTGGGTCGCTCCAGCCAATCCTACGAGCGGGCCATGAAGGCCGCGACCGCCGCCGCTGCAGTGCTGCAATCCTACGGGATCAGCGCCTACGCCAACGGACGCCTCGACTAGCGTCCACCCCTCCGGGGTCACCCGGCCCCGGAGGTAGCATCAACCAGACAGGAGCCACCATGTTCAAGATCACCGCCACCCTCGCCGGGGTCACCGTCGCTAAGACCTTCACCGCCGACGATGCTATCGATGCCACGTTCGCCGGGATCGCCATCGTGCTCGACAATGCTGCCGCGAACCCGACCGGGGCATGGGCGAAGGGGGCTATCGAGTTGACCGATCTCGCGACCGGCGAGGTGTTGCAGACGATGGACGCCAAGTAGACAAACCAACCGGGGTTGTAGTACGCTGGATATCGGAGGGGGAAACACCCCCGGACAGGAGCCGCACATGACACAGTTCGGAAGCCTCATCAACACCCTCAGCGCAGGCCCATCGAGCATCGAACCCGAGATCGGGATGGGCGTCACCTTCCTCCAGTGGTCAGACCGATCACCGGGCACCATCCTCGACATCGAACGGTTTAAGACCGGAGCCAAGGCCGGTCAGGTCAAGGCTCTCGTGATCCAAACCGACACCGCCACCCGGATCGACACCAACGGTCAATCCGATGCCCAATCCTATGACATCACCCCCAATCCCAACGGCAACATCATTCGGGCCAAATGGACCACCAAGGGGTTCAGGACCGCGAGCGGGACAGCGGTCAGGATCGGCAGCCGGGACATGTACTACGACTACTCGTTCTAACCCCCGGGGGGGGAGAGCCGATCTCCCCCCTCACCGAGAGGAGCCACATGAAGGTTAAAGACATCAGGGTCGGCGAACGCTATTTCGTCAACCGTTCACCCTCGATCACCGTCACCACGTTCACCTTGTCGTATTGCATCGCCACCATCCTGTCCGCCCCCGTCAAGCGCGGCAACAGGTGGGAAGTTGCGGTGCGCTTCGAGCGGGACGGTCAGCCGTGGGACACCGTGTTCCCGATCATCGCGGTGCGCTACCCCGAAGCCGAAGCGATCCGAATGGCGGCGGCTGCAGATCGGCTGGAGGTCGCGATGGCGGCGGCGCGGGAGAAGGCGAAGGCTGAAGCGAAAGAGGATTTCGAGATTATCGCGCCCTTCCTGTTTGAGGGGTGGACCGATGAGGCCATCGCATGGCGGAGGAACTCCTCGGATCTGCGTGATATGCGGTTGAACTTGAAGCAGGTCGCTCGGATCGTGGAGCAGGTGAAGGCTGCGTATGCGCCACCGTTCTAACCCGATTAGGTAAATCAACCCCCGTGTGGTATTCTTTAGATGTCAGAGAGCGGAGGATCGGGAAGCCGTTCACGGGACAGGGAAGGCAACGAGTAGGGCTGATCCCCCCATCATCTCGTAAAGGGTGCTAACTCACTCTCGGCCACGCACCGAGACTACAGGAACCCCCGAGTAGGCCCACAACGTGAACGGTCCCCCGATTCTCCGCCCACCACCCACCGAAGGAGCCCACCATGCCCGCATTCCCCGACGCACCCCCACCCGCTAAAACCCCCGAACGGTGGGCACAAAAAGCAGCCTTCGTCCGAGCCCAACTCGAAGCATCCCGCCAATTCCGCATCGACAACCCCGACCTCGCCGACACCGACGGTTGGGCCGACGCGACCAGCGACACGTTCGACGGATCCGACTAACCACACCCCCCCACATGTCACACTAGAAACACCTCACCCTAGGAGCCATCATGCCCAAAGCCCTCACCGACGATCAACGCACCCTCCGACCCGTCGACCCAGCGCAAAGGATCCTTTTCACCAAATGGGATCAGAATCGTGACGTGATCACCTTCGTCGGTTTCAATCCCAAACCGCTCTCCGATGATTGGTCACAATGTTTGGCCGTCTCCAAGAGCGGCATGCCCCTCACCGTCCGCGTGCGACGAGCAGACTGCGGATCAGGATGCCGGTGCGCTGGAGAATATGAAGTCCTGCAACTCGGATACGCTGTCACCTCCGAACAATTAGGGCAGGTGGTCTGACATGGATTTCACACTACGCCTCATCCAAATCCTCTGGATCGGCTGTTCGGTCCTGTTCATCGGCTACGTCGTCGCCTGCATCCTGCTCGGAGCCATCGCCGAATTCGTTGGACGAGGATCAGTCAGCCCCGACGATGAGATCGACGAGATCCACCCCGACGATCATTACATCGCATGGCTAGAGGCAACATGGCGACACCCGAGCAGTAAGATGTCACCATGAAAACGCTACTCGTCACCCCCGACAGCATCATCACTTCGCTACCAGCGGCTAACCGTGATGATGTTGAAACAGCCATAGGATTTTACGCGCAAGGTCACCGCCTGCCCGACACGGGGATCATCATCTGGTATGCCGAAGCAGAAGATTCTCTCGGATTGCAGGTGAACCCGATTGGGACGCGCCTACTCGACGGGTTTGAGGTTCACGGGAATGTGGTACTGGTGAAGGTGCCCGATGATTGGCAGCCACCTACTGAGTGAGCGTCTTCACCCATGCTCGACCAGCGTCGCCACCCCACGCATCCCACGCCACACGACCCGGTGACGGGTAACCCGGATCGCCAGCGTTGAAACCGTCGGCCTGCCCATCGACTGCATGGCGAGCGAAATAGGAACTCATGCGCTGAACCGTGTCGGCACTGATCGTCTCACCAGCGGCGAGTTGTTGAGCCCGGATCTTACCGACACTGGTGAATCCGTCTCCCGCTTTCCCATCGGCGATCCATTGCAGGGCGCGGGCTGCAGCATCTTGCACCCCTTGCGGCGGGGTCATCGCGGCCTTGGTCACCGTCTTCGGTTTCTTCGGTTTCTTCGCTTGCGCGGCCTTATGTTCCTTCGATCCTTCACCATGCTTCATCGCCATATGGCGAACGTGCGCCTCGTGAGCCAGATGCGCCATATGTGCTTCATGCTTAGAGTGTGCCGCTGCAGCGCCTGCTGCCACATTCGCTTGGTGTGTGGTGTGAGCGACGTGAGCGGTATGCGCGGTGTATTGGTTGATCCCGGTCGGGTTCGCCTTGACAACCCCGCTATAGGCTGACTCGAACGGGTTCGGTTCCCCACCATCATGGACCAGAATACTCATCGTCCACCCCGCACCCATCCGGCACTACTGCCTTTACCAGTCTGCTTCGTCACCGACGTAACATCAGCACCATTACCCTTAGATCCGCCCCGCAACGTCACCGTCGATCCGACAACCGATAAGACCCGAGCAGACGTGATCCGACCCGACCCATTACGATACCGGACCCGAGAACCCACCCTCGGAGTCGCTGCCATCACAAGCCTCCCTGTAGCCAGTAATTCGATTGACCGACCTGCAATGGGATGACCGGGATCGACTCCCGACCCTTCGCAGGCTCATATACGGCCAATAATACTGCTTCGGCACGGTCAGGTGACCCGACGCCACGACGTTTCATTTCCATCTTCCCCTCAATCTGAATCCGACCAGCCGAATCAGATTTGAACGTCGGACCCGCCAACTGTGCCATCACCTTACGATCCACATTCAGGCGCACGGTTTGTGGTTGATCGGTTCCGGGCTGCAGTAGCAGGCGACCGTTCCACCACATCTCGGCTCGCTGATTCTTAAACTTTTCAGGATCGTTGGCACGTTCGGACACGTTGATGGGCAGGATCTTGGCTCGATGTTTGCCTTCCTTACCCCATGTTTCCAGAATGGAGACGACCCCCCAACCCACACCAATCGTGTCGATCTTGACCACGACCGGATCTTTCACGCCACGATCCTCATGAATTTTTACGGCATCATCGATGTGACGCAGCACGACCCCGGCCACGTCGACTGCGTTCTGGTTGGCTGGCCCGGAGGATCGGTGTTCGATGCTGACGGTGAACCCGTCGGCCTTAGCGATCACGAATTCGTCACCACCATCGGAGGCCACGTCCACGCCGAGCCGGATCCGTTCCCCGAGTGCGGGATGCTCATTGTCTGCTGCGGCTTCACACCATGCGAAGGGGATGACTTTGTTGGCGGTGGCGCGGGGGAAGCGGGCGAAGACACGAGCCTCAACGAATGGAGAGTCTTCTCCGAATTCGGAGATGACATCATCCACCCACCGAGAATCGACCAGATGCGTACTGATCGGATGCGGATCCACAAATGGGGGACACGACCGGCAGATCCCCACCTCTTCGCCCGTAAAATTCGGCGTATCATACGCGCCGATGGGGATCACATTGTAGAGCGGAGAATTGCAGCAGCGTTCAAACCATGAGTCTTCATGATCAGTGGGCGGATTACCGAGCAGCAGCAGACGAGTATGTCCACCCGTCATCAACGCCTCAATGGATTGCCCTACCACTTCCCCAATACCACCGGCCTCATCCACGACGATCAGCAGATGAGGCGCATGGATACCTTGAGCCGCCGACTCATCATAGGCAGAGGGGCTGAACCCGTACGATACGATATCGCCGTTGATCTTCCACGTCTGCGTCAACACTTCACCGGGGAGGTTGGCTTGGATCGCACACTTACGGATGTGCGGCCAAATAATGTTGCGAACCTGCCGATGGGTGGGCGCAATCGTGACTGCCATCGCCGTACCCGGTGGATGCACCGCCACCCACCATGCCACGATCCGAGCCGACAGATGCGACTTGCCGGGGGCGTGACAGGCCGGGACGGCGGTACGTTGATTATCGATCACCGATTGGGCGATATCGCGTTGCCGTGACCAGAGCGTTTCGCCGAGCCCGTCGGTGATGAACCCAATCGGATCGCCATCATAACGGATCCACGGATTCGACACTTCCGCGTCGAGGATCCGTCCGACGACTAACTTCTCATCGGGGGTCAGGCTTGTATAGATCGCTAACCGTTCATCGGGTTCAGCCTGCAGGAGTCGATCAACGATGCTCACGTCGACTCCTCCTCATCGGTGAATAGGAGCGTGGACAGGATGCAGACACAATCCTGCCTGAGATCATTACACACCCAACAGACTCTATTGGGCTGCGCTGGCCGCATCCATCACCAGTTGTGTCAGGTGCGGGATCAGTGAAGCGACTTCCCCGTCGAGGATGATCGTGATCTTTCCAGCGGTTTCCACATTGTAGGCCGTGACTGTGAACGTGTGCGCGGCGGTCAACTGGATCGGCTGTGTCGGTTCGGGCATGCTCATGAGGATCCTCCGATTTCTAGTTTACGTTGCTCAGTGATCTTAGCGATTTTGCGTTCCAAATCTTCGGTGGACACATCGAGACGGACGGGGCCACCTTCACTGCCGGTGACTTCATGTTTGGTTTGTCTCGCCCAATTCTTGGGGGCGGAGCGTTCCAGATACCATGCGGCGGCTTGCCATGTTCCTTCGGCGGCGGCGCGTTGGATGACGCCGATGGCGCGTAACCGGGCGGAGGCGCGAGCCTTTTCTACTTCCTGCATGAATTGAACATAAATCTCTTCTTCTGGGTTGGGGTCGCTGTCGGGGAAAGCGGTTTGTCGATCAACTTCTTCTCGCCCTCGGGTGAGCCACTTGTAAACGACTCGTTCACTGATCCCGGTGTAGGCGGCAGCATCTTCGATGACGGTGCCGGTTTTGAGGGCTTCGACGAATGCTTCCTTGATGGTTTCGTCGAGGATCGTTTTGCGTCCGCTGCGTTTGTTCCCTGCCATGTGTGATGTCCTTATTCGGTGATGCTTGCGGGGGGGAGGCCGAGGTGTTCGGTGATCTCGGTGAGGGTGGTGTGGTTGGCCCATCGTTCGATGTCGTGGCGTGGGTGGCGGAAGGCGTAGTCGCCGATGCGGCAGGTTGTTTTCCCGGAGAGGTCGGGGCCGGGACGGCTTGGGCCTCCTCCGAGGAGGTCAGCGAGGTCGTCGGTGCCGTAGCCGGTGCCGAGGGGGTCGGGCAGGCTGGTCAGTAACTGTTTGAGTGCATCGGTGTCGTAGGTGGCTTTGTCGGCGGTGCGATTGTCGACGAGGACGATCTTGGCGGCTTCGGTTTCGTCTACGTCGATGTAGGTGACGGCGATCTCGGTCCAGCCGAGCATTTTGGCGGCTTGGTAGGTGTGGTTTCCGGCGAGGATTTGCCCGTTCTGGTTGACGATGATGGGTCGGTATTGGCCGAGGGTGTGGAGGGATTCGCTGATCGCTCCGATGTCTCCGGTGCGAGCGTTGCCGGGGTAGGGGGTGAGGTGGGTGAGGGGGACGGTTTCGGTGTTGATGGTGGCTGGTGGGGTGGGGGTGGTTTCTGCAGGTTTGGGGGTTACGGGGGTG